TATCGTGAGGCTAATAGTAAGGAAGAACGTAGAGAAATTAAAAAAAGAATTGATAAGGAAAATTTAAAAAGAAATTCTTAGTCATGGTGGTCTAATAAATTTAACTCCTGGGGTTAGCAAGAGAGCATAAAAGATAACCCCAAGAGAAACATTAACCAATATGGAAAATAAATCCATGTGTTCACTGTACAGGAATCGGTGGGGTTGGTCAAATATAACAGTTTAGAGCAATTCTAAGGTAGGATAAAGGATAACGGCCACCGGATACCGAACCGTTTGAAATACCCGATGACCGCATTCATTTAATCAATTCAATTTCCTCTATATAGATTATCTAGAGTAACATCAATTAAAAAGTACCCCAGGGGGTAAAAGAGGTGTATCTGGTGTATCCGAAGAAGAATAATGTATATATATCAATACTTTAAGTGTGTTTTTATGGTGTATCTATGGTGTATCTATGGTGTATCTGGGATACACCACTCTTGCGGAGCAGTCGTCAGTTGACTATTGGAGTATGGTCATTACTCTGAAAAATCTATATAATAGAAAATATGATTAAAAAACTGATGTTATTGAAAAAGGGTGTTGATGTAATTAGGGGTACTTCTAAAATGAAAGATTTATCCTCATCTCCAAGAAATATAGTAAATAACAAATTTCAAGGTAGATTCTTTTTTGAAAGAGGTAAAACTAAGAAAGTTAAAAAAGAAAGAGAATATGCAGCTAAATCATTTGCAAAAACCAGAAATGATCCAAGTGCCAAATTTGGTGTAAGCACAATTCCAAAAAAAGATAGGTTAATTTTAAAAACAACATTAACTCCAAGAGAAACAGCTGTTGGCAGAAGAATGTTTACTAGATTTGCTCCGGCAAAAAATCCTTTTGGTCCAAAATCAAGAAGACAGGGTAGGTATGGTAGAATTATTGTACCTAGATCTGCATTAAAAAGATTAAAGGTTGATAGAAAACTTACGAGAGAGGTGAGGAAAGAAAGAAAAGGTGGTATAGTTTAATCATGATTAAAAAAGGTATTACATTTGGAATAAAAATAGCTGCTACAAAAGAAGGTCGTAAGATGGCCAAAGAAGCTTTTCGAAAAGCTTTTAAAAAACATAAATCTTCAGTAAGAAGAGCTGAAAGGGAGAAGAAAAAAAGAGGTATTAACATACCTGTTGTGCCTTATGATCTAATTAAAGCTGATTTAAAAAGAAAAATAAAAGGAACTAAATTAACTACTGCTGCTGAAGTAAAAGCAGTTCCAGGTTTAAGAAGAAGAATTTTTACAAGAATAGAAAGAGCTAAAAGAAATAGAACTCCTGGTGGAAGACCACAGATTTTCGGTAAAGCTTATGCGTCAGATAAAAAAGGTAAGAGCATGAATATATCACTACCAAAAAAACAAAGAGAAGCTATTCAAGAAGATATATCACAATCAGTTAGAAAATTTCTAAAAGAAAGAATTGGACGTAAATTGAAAGGTGGTGTAATTAAAGCTTTCAAGGGTAGATTTATTTAATGTATAAAAAAATTTTATTTAACACTTTTAAAGAATATTTCAAAGGTGGTGCTAGAAAAACAGCTGAGATAGTTTCTAAATCTGGTGGCACTAGAGCTGAAGCAAAAAAAGATATTAAAGGTGGTGTTTCAAATAGATTGAAAAACAAATTAAAAAGAGAAAAAGATCCTGTTACAAAAAGAAATATTGTTAAAGCAATAAGAGAATTAGATTGATGAAAAGAAATCAATTAAAAACTGAGCACGAGTTGACTCCAAAGCAAAGAATGTTTGTGGAGATATTGGTACAAGAGCATGGTAATATCACACAAGCTGAAGCATTAAAGCGTGCAGGTTATGAAAGTAAAAGTATTGAGAACGCAAGATCCCATGCATCACAATTATTAAATAGAAAAGTTAATCCTCATATTGCAAAATTTTACGATAAAAGATTTGAACAAGAAGTTAAAAAATATGAAAGTGACAATTTAAGACGTTACAAAAGATTAGAACGAATTGCTAATTCAGCAGAAAAAGAAAAACAATATGCTGCTGCTATCAATGCTGAGTACAGGTCAGGACAGTTAGCCGGTGCTTATGTGGATAGAAAAGAAGTTACAGTAACTGGTCTGGAGGGTATGTCACGTGAACAACTTGAAAAAAAATTGGAAGAGCTATCCAACAAAATCGATGGATACAACGCCAAAACGATTGAAGTTAAGTCAGAAGACGTTGCAGAAATTGAACAAAGCTAGTTGGCCTGAGTGGTTACACGCATTCAATCAAGTACATAACTCTACATTAGTTACATCTGTTGGTAAGATAAAGGTTGAGATTGATGACTAAGAAAAAAATAGCAATGCCAAAAAAAGTGAAACAAGAGATTGATAAATATCCAATGGTGTCAGTTGAGTGGTACGATATCGTCTCGGATAGTAGTTGGAGCAGTTTCAATGATGTGATGAAATCAAAGTTAGCCACCTGCATCACCAAAGGTCATCTACTAAGTCAGGCGAAAGGTGTTACAAGAATTTTCGGAGATTACTCATATAACGATAACAAAACAGAAATTGAATCAATTGGTAATACCACTATTATTCCTAATTCAGTGATCAAAGAAATAAAAAAACTTAGTTGATTATGTCAAGTAAAAACAAAGAAAGTTTGTTGTGGCAGAAAGTAAAAAAAGCACTTAGTGAATGCTTTTTAACTCGCATAGAATCTAGCACAATTAATGGAATTCCTGATATTCACGGTGTCAGTACAAGTGGTGTTTTTTGGGTTGAGCTTAAATCTGATGAAGCTAATTATCCTAAGCTAAACAAGTGGCAAATAGTATGGATAAACAGATATGTTAAAGCTGGTGGAGTTGTATTTATCTTGAAAGAGACCCCTTCGCAGAGGTCTCTTAAACTGTACAGACCGGTGTCCAGTTTCACTGATCCTCGTTCACTGAAACCTCGTTTCTCGTTCTCGTCCACTGGTCAATGGCCACTGGTCCAGCAGCGCATGCTGGAGGAGCTGGGGCAGCCAGATCCTGAACAGCAGGTGGCGTAACCTCGTTCTCGTTTCCTGGCCACTGTTTTTTACCTCTTAGTTAGCAGTGGCCTGGTGACGGGACCAGCAGCTCAGGTCTCGTTCTCGTTCATAACGGAACCTCGTTCTCGTTCACAGGACAAAGATTTAGGGGGCTCAGGCAGCAGACTGGGAAACGGCGAATCCGTTTCAGGAAAAGTTCTGGACAGCAGGGAAGAAATGTGTAATGTCGTTCATGGAAAAGGAGTAATGATATGGCAGTAGATTTTGACGCTTTGGATCTCGTTCGAGGAGAGAACAAAGCTCGTGCTTACAACAAAAAACTACAGGAGCTCACGCAGCGTAACCAATCCCTTCAGGAGCTGGTAGAGGCTTTGGTACGAGAACTACCAGATGACAAGAGGTGGTCGTTTGAAGAAAGATTAAAAAAAATAAAAAATAGTTCTTGACATATATCCCATCAGATCTTATGTAAGGTCTGCGCACACATAAGGAGAGCAATGATAATAGTATACACAACCGTCATTTACCTGGCCGTACTCTTCGGTTCAGGAATCATTTCATTAAACATATAAGGAGGAAAAGATGAAGACATCGCTTAGGAAGCTCGTGAAAGATATCAATGCGGAGAACGCACCACCGGATGGCTGGTCCCCGCAGGACCAGCTGCAGGACAAACCTGAAGAAGGGAAGGTCTATGCCCTTACCGGAGGCCCGGGAGCTCGATGCATCGCTAATGGATTCTCGTGGGCAGACTCGGAAGTAACAGATGATGCTGCACCAGGTGATACTGGCACCAGCAGCAGGAGCGAAGGTTGAGCTTCGTTATCGTGTATTTAGTTCTACTGTTTATGTTCCCCACCATCACGCTGGTGGGGACTGCAGCCGCCATACTCTCGCTCGCTGGAGTTCTATGATCCCGTCTCGTCTCGTTCTAATTAGGCTACTGGCAGCCGAAGGTGAACTTCAGGACTGGGGTCTGCAGGCGCAGGAACATCTGCTGGTAAGCCAAGTGGGTTGCTAAACAGTTTAGAATTATTCTAAAAGATAATTGTTGCATTGATACATGGGATAAGATAAGAGAGGAGACAAACTAACAATTAACAAAAGGAAAAGTTATGGGATTAGACCAACACGCACACCTAAGAGGCACTAATGTCGATTGGGAAAAATACTACAACGAAGATGATTACGGAGATAACAATAACATCTTCGTTTGGAGAAAGCACGCAAGACTGCAACAGTTCATGGCGAAGAAATGGGCAGAGCAAAACCCTGCCGTAGAGATAGACGGACACCTTGCACATCTGGGTTTCAATGGCGATCAAGAAGCACCATGTTATCTGACTAAAGAGGTCGTTCAAGAGTTGGCAGAACAGATAAAGAAAGACTACTCTGATTACCCTGCCGAAGATGGTTTCTTCTGGGGTCAACAGTTCCAAGAGGAATCTGTGAAAGAGTACAAAGAACAGGATATTAAGTTTTTAAAATTCTGCGAGCAAGCGATCTCTGAAAACAAGGTCGTAGAATATTGGTGTAGTTGGTAATGCCGAAAGAAAAGAAACGAGGCGACACTGTCGCCTCGTCTCGTTCTCCAAAGGCAACTGACGAGAACAGTAAGAATAAAAAAACAGGACAGCAGGCGCAGGACGACTTCACCAAGCTGTTTAAAAATATGTCAAAAATAGCAGGCATGAATATATGGAGTGAGCCGAATGCTGATACCTTTAATAATATCTTTAATAAAAAAGATAAAAAAAAGTTAAATTAACTATTGCAATGGGAGTTGATAAGATGTAAGAAGTGAGGGCAATCATAAGATTGTATAACTTAACAAAGAGGAAAACATGACAAATGCTGTAAAGAAGCTAAAGCAAGATGAGAAAAAACAAATCCTTGCTTATGTTCAATTAAAGCTAAAGTCTAATAGACTTAATAAAGAGTTAGACACAATGAAACAAAACATTGTTAATTGCTTTGATAGAACAAATCAAAACTTAATCATTGTTCAAGATGAACATGGAAATAGTTTTGGATTACAAAAAATAAATCGTAAGAGAAAGAAATTTGAAACTGCAAATTTCAAAATTGCTCACAATGATTTATATAACAAGTTCACAACTGAATTAGAGTATAGTGAATACAAAGCAATAGGGAGTGATGCAGATGCCCAGTAATTTAACTAATATTGCTAATGTATTAAGTGAACGATTGAATACAAACGCACCAACCTCACTTGCTGACATGGTTATTGAGAATGGTCAAAAGAAACAACTCAATTATGAGATCATGTTCCAACTGTTAATGGGCGAATGTGAGAAGCATATACTTGAGAACATTGGAAACCCATGCGTTGATGAGTTTAAAGAGAACATACTTAAAAAGTTTTCTACACTTGTCCAAGCTTTACACACAACAGAATAACATCTGACATAAAACCAATGGCGCGTTAGCGCCATTGGTGTATCTATATACAAGGCTCTTTTAAACCACGAACATAAAAACAAATCCAGGCGCAACCTGTTGCGCGTTGCAAAACCTGGCAATTTTGCGAAAAGGGTTTACAAAGCAATATACATTCATATACTAGCGTCCCAAACGGTATGATTGTTATAGATAATTTTATAAAGGACCCCAACAACTTTAAAATAATAAAAGATAGATTTCTTAGTAGAGATTTTCCTTGGTACTATAATGATTTTATTGCATATAAAAACGAAAAAAATAAAAGTTTTTATTTTGTGCATTTTTTTTATAAAGATGGTAAACAAGTAAGTGACTGGTTTGATTTAATACATCCAATATTAGGTGAATTAAAATTTCAACACATATTACATGTTCGTGCAAATTGTTATACCAATTTTAAAGATCCTTTAACACATGATTATCATGTCGACAGAGATGCACCCCATAAGGTTGCACTGTTTTCTATAAACACAAACAATGGCTATACTCAATTTAAAAAGACTGGAGAGAAGGTTCCATCAGTAGAAAATAGAATGATATTGTTCGATGGGTTTGATACTCATAGAAGCACTACACAGACAGATGAAAACTTAAGGGTTAATATAAATATTAATTATGTATAATACAGATCAATTATCAGAAGAAGAATTAAAAGACTTAATCCTGAAGAAGCAGTTAGAGTGGATCAAGTTATGCCAGGATAATTTTTTAATTTTTGCTGAAGCTGTTTGGCAAGATTTTATTTACAGAAAAGAAACAAAAGAAAAAGGTAAAGGACACCATCAAATCATTGCTGAAGCTTTTCACGATATAGCTGATGGTGATGCTAAGAGGCTCATTATCAATATGCCTCCTAGACATACAAAATCTGAATTCGCATCTTATTTATTCCCTGCTTGGTTTATTGGTAAGTATCCAAAGAAAAAAATTATGCAGGTATCACACAACGCAGAACTTGCATCGAGGTTCGGTAGCAAGGTTCGAAACTTAATGGCTACCAAGGAGTACAAACAAATTTTCGGAAATGTTACATTGAGAGAAGATAGTAAAGCAAAAGGCAGGTGGGAAACCAATCATGGTGGTGAATACTTTGCAGCGGGTGTTGGCGGTTCTATCACAGGACGAGGGGCCGATTTGCTTATTATCGATGACCCACATACTGAACAAGACTCATTATCCGATACAGCGATGGAACGTGCATACGAATGGTACAGCTCTGGTCCTAGACAACGTTTACAACCCGGTGGCCGTATTCTCGTAGTCATGACTCGTTGGGCAACTGACGATCTAACAGGAAGGCTCGTGAAGGCTCAATCAGAAATAAAAGCTGACAAATGGAAAGTAATTGAGTTCCCTGCAATCCTACCAAACGATGAACCTGTTTGGCCTGAGTATTGGAATAAAGAAGATTTGATGAGTGTCAAAGCTTCTATCTCCACTAAGAACTGGAACGCACAGTATATGCAGGACCCA